TGCAGAAGAGTTCTATACTGCAACATATCCAGTTATAACATCAGGTATGGATTCGAAGGTTATTATTACATCTACTGCAAATGGTGTAGGTAATATGTTTCATAAGATATATGAGTCGGCAGTTCAAGAAAAATCTGAATATAAACATTTTACTATTAATTGGTGGGATGTGCCTGGCCGAGATGAAGAATGGAAGAAACAAACCATTGCAAACACTTCTGAGGCACAATTTGAACAGGAATATGGTAATAGTTTCCTAGGAACAGGGTCTACACTCATCAATTCAGACACTTTGTTGGGGTTAAGAGCAGAAGAGCCTGATTGGAATAAGGATAATATAAATATATACGAGAGACCAAGGATTGGTCATACTTATGTCTGCACTGTTGATGTGGCTAAAGGTAGAGGGATTGATTTTTCCACTTTTAGTATTTTTGATGTCACCCAACAACCTTTTAAACAGGTAGCAACCTATAGAGATTCTTATATCTCACCGATGTTGTTCCCTGATGTTATCAACAAGTATGCGAGACCATATAATACACCTCTAGTCGTTATAGAGAATAACTCAGAAGGTGGAATGGTGGCAACTCAATTACATTATGACATAGAATATGATAATGTTTTTGTGCAAGGATTGACCAAATCAGAGGACATTGGTGTCACAATGAACAAGAAAACCAAGAGAATTGGTTGTTCAACTCTCAAAGAATTATTAGAAGAACACCGTTTGACCTTGGTGGATAGACCAACAATAACAGAATTGTTGACATTTGTAACAAAAGGTAGTTCTTATGAAGCAGATAGGGGTTATCATGATGACATGGTTACTACACTAATATTGTTTAGTTGGTTTGTAACTACAGAGTATTTCTTGCATTTAACAGATACTAAGATAAAAGATTTGTTATATGCCGAACAACAAAAGTTAATGGAAGATGATTTACTGCCAGTAGGAGTGTTTGGTGGGAATAATATAGAAAGTCCCGAAACATTTGTGGATAATGAGGGAGATAGATGGTATACCGTGCAAGGAGAAAAAGATAATTTAGGGTAAGAGGTATGGTTGAAGATTCTTTATATATAAATAAAACAGTAAACAAAACTTTTTACATTAACAGGAGAAAAGTATGACATTTCAAGTATCGCCAGGCGTTCAAGTTAAAGAGATAGACTTGACAAATGTAGTGCCAGCAGTATCTAGCACAACAGGTGCATTCGCTGGACAATTTAGATGGGGCCCTGTTGATGAAGTAATAACAGTTTCAGACAGTAAGGGTTTGGTTGACAATTTTAGTTCTCCCGCCTCAAACGACGCAGGAGCTGAGGACTTTTATTCAGCAGAATCTTTCTTAAAATATGGTTCGAGTCTTCGAGTAGTTAGAGTAAACGCCAGTGGCCTTTACAGTGCTAACGGAGCAGGACATGCAACAACAAATTTCATTGTTAGACCAAATCTTAGTTGGTCGAGCCCCAATAAGATACAACACACATTCAAATAGACTTTACATTGATATGGATACGGATAGTATCAATGCAAACGAATACCTTTTAATAGAGGCATATAGAAAAATCGATCCAAACAACATGACTGATGTTTACAATGATATGTGGTTAAAAAGATACGGAACTGCATTAGTCAAACATCAATGGGGTGAAAACTTATCTAAATTCTCAGGAGTTCAGTTGCCAGGCGGAGTTGAATTAAATGCAGAAGTAATGAAAACAGAAGCTCAAGAGGAGATCACACGATTAGAAGAAGAGTCTAGATTAAATTATGAGTTGCCTGTTCTTGATATGATAGGATAATTAAATGCCAACAAATGTTTTTTTCAACCATGCAGTAGCGACTGAACAACACCTTTATGAGGATTTAGTTGTTGAGTCTTTACGAATGTATGGTCATGAATGTTATTATCTTCCAAGAAATGTAATCGAAGAGGACACAATCCTTGGTGAAGATATACAATCAGTCTATGGTGATGCCTATTCTGTTGAGATGTATATCGAAAATGTTGAAGGATTTGAGGGTGAAGGTGATCTATTCAGTAAGTTTGGTGTTCAAATTAATGACCAAGCAACTTTTGTTCTCTCATTAAGATCATGGGAAAGATTCATTTCCCTTGACGGAAATCTTGCAACTTCATTAAGACCTAACGAAGGGGATATAATTTTCTTCCCAATGTCAGGTTCCGTTTTTGAAATAAGATTTGTAGAACATGAAAATCCATTTTATCAGGTAGGCAAACTATTTGTATTTAAGATGCAATGTGAATTGTTTGAATACAGTGGTGAAGATTTCGATACAGGTATTGAATCAATAGACATTGTTGAAGATGAACAAGCATATACAATTCAAATGACCATGGCCGCTGGTGGAACTGGTGATTACACATTGAATGAGAATCTTACACTTAATAGTGTGATTGTTGGAGAGGTTGTTGCATGGAGAGCGGATGACAGGTTACTTACTATTAAGGATAACACTAAGACACTTCTAGTTGATGATACTCTTGTTGGTGCATCAAGTGGTGCAACTTATGATATTCATACCATTACAGATGTATTGACGATGGGTAATGATGCAATGGCACAAAATAAAGAATTTGAGGATAAAGATACTTCTTATCTAGACTTTAGTGAAGTGAATCCGTTTGGAGAACCGTAATGTTCGGCACATATTTTTATAACGAAACTTTTAAACGAGCAGTGTCCATCTTTGGAACACTGTTTAATAACATATCTGTTAAGAAAACAAAAGCAGATGGAACTGTTCTTGCTGAGAACAAAGTTCCTATTTCATACGGCCCAAAGCAAAAATTTTTACAACGACTTGCAGAAGAACCTGATTTCAACAATAGGACTGCAATCAGTTTACCTAGAATAACATTTGAGATGTCAGGGATAGAATATGATCCACTGAGACAACAAAATAAACTTATAAGACAACATAAAACTATTTTAGAAACAGATGATACTGGTAAAAGAGCTTATCAATACAATCCAGTGCCTTATAATATAAACTTTACTTTGTCAGTTCTTGCAAAGAATGTGGTTGATGCACTTCAAATAACAGAACAAATCCTTCCTTATTTTCAACCCGAATACACTGTCTCTATGAAGATGGTAGATGCAATGACTGAGGTGAGAGATGTTCCTGTAGTGTTAACAAGTGTCGCAATGGAAGATACTTATGAGGGGTCTTTCGAAGAGCGAAGAGTTATAGAATATACACTAGAATTTCAAATGAAACTATACTTCTTTGGCCCAGTCTATACTGGTGAGATTATTAAACATGTTATTGAAAGAGATTATATTTCATCTACTACAGAAGGTAGTCAGACAACAGGATTTACTACATCAGAAATTAATGACGCAGGATTGGTTAAAGAAGTTAAACACTATGAAGCGGCATTCCAACAAATTACATCTACTGCAGTAACCAACTCTACTACAGTATCTTTTTCAACTGCAATAAATAGTAAGATAAGTGTAAACGATGAAATATTTGGCACTAACTTAACAACTAACCCAACGGTTAGTGCTATAGCAGGAGATAAACTGTCTATTACAACAAGTGCAGCTGTCACTTTAGATGCGGCAACTAAACTTAAATTTGTAGGTTCGGTTGATCCTAGTGATACATTTGTCGTTGCAGAAACGGTGACTTTTTATGATGATGGTGGAGTTGATGATTATGCTACTAACCTAGCAGAAGATCAATCTTAAATATGACGAAAGATATAGATCAAAAACTAGATGACATTCTAGAAATTTCTACAGATATAAAAAAAGAGGCAGAGGTAATCAAACTTCCTGTAAAGAGTGGAAAGATGGAAACCGACTTTAATTATGCTCGTGAGAACCTCTATAGTCTCGTAGAACGCGGTCAAGATGCCATAGACGGTATATTAGACCTTTGTAAAGAAACCGAACAACCTAGAGCATACGAAGTTGCTGGACAATTAATTAAAACCGTTGGTGAAACTGCGGAAAAACTATTAGATGTTCAAAAAAAACTAAAGGAGCTCGAGAAAGAAGACGGTAATGTTCGAACACAACATAATCATTTATATGTAGGATCGACCTCAGAACTTCAAAAATTCTTGAAGAAAAATAAGAATGGTTCAACCTAAGAACGCGGGTTATCTCGGAAACACCCTAGTCAAAAGGGCAGGCGTTGAGATAGAATATACCGAAGAGGAAATGAAAGAATACTTAAAGTGTTCTGAAAACCCTACGCATTTTATTGAATCTTACACTCAAATTATCTCTCTTGATGAGGGGATGGTTAAATTTAAACTTCGCGATTATCAAAAAAAACTTCTAGACAAATACCATAAGAATCGTTTTAGTGTTGTTCTTGCATCAAGACAAAGTGGTAAATCAATAACATCTTGTGCATATCTATTATGGTATTTACTATTCCATCCCGAAGTTACGGTAGCCGTTCTTGCAAATAAAGGTGCGATTGCACGCGAAATGATCGCAAGAGTCGTAACTATGTTAGAGTCTGTTCCGTTCTTTTTGCAGCCGGGCGTTAAGATTTTAAACAAGGGTTCTATAGAGTTCTCAAATGACAGTAAAATCGTGGCAGCTGCAACATCATCCAGTTCTATTCGTGGATTGTCAATCAATTTATTGTATCTTGATGAGTTTGCATTCGTTGAAGGTGCAGAAGAGTTCTATACTGCAACATATCCAGTTATAACATCAGGTATGGATTCGAAGGTTATTATTACATCTACTGCAAATGGTGTAGGTAATATGTTTCATAAGATATAT